CTGGGGTGAAGACGTTGCCAGTGAGGATGGTGATGACCCCTTCGATGATGACTAAGTAGGGTTTAGGTGGGTAGTTAGTAGCCAGAGCGTCGACATCTTGGAAGTTTCAGCCACTCACCTAATTGAATCAAATGGGCCAGGGTTATCGAATAGGCAGCAGATGTAATAGCCCCTGGGTGCCGGCGAGAGGCAGGTATACCGGACTCCTTTAAATACGAAAGGAATACAACATGAAGATTAAGAAGGGTAACGTTAAGTCAAACTGGCATGAGCAGATGCCTTACGAAGACTTCATAATGTTAGTGTCACCTCTAGTCAGACAACCTATTAATACCATGCATGAATGTGAAGGGGACATGTGGATTTCTGACTATAAAAACCTCAGTGAAGCTTCTGACATGTTACACATAGCGTCTGAAGATATCAAAAAGAGACGTGGGTTATGAAGATTGATACAGTAGTACCTGATATCATGAACATGATTGATGAAGGATACAAACCTGACGCTAAGAACTTAGAGGAGTTTGTATGCTCTATTGATTACGCAGTACGAAGGCAGATGGACCCCGACAAAAGGGAGCGTGACAGCTACCTTCGCATGTCTAACCTAGGTAAGCCTGATCGTCAGCTGTATTACGAGATCAACGGTGGTGTCGAGAAGGAACTACTGAGTGCTGACACACGGCTTAAGTTCTTATGGGGTGATATAGTTGAGGCCTTACTAGTCTACTTAGTCAAGGAGAGCGGACATGAAGTTACTGATGAGCAAGCTGAGTTGGAGATTGAAGGTGTACTGGGACATATGGACTTGTCGATTGACGGTGTGCCTACTGACATTAAAAGTGCATCTGATTACGGCTTTAAGAAGTTCAAGGAAGGCACGTTGGCTGATGAAGGCAACGATCCCTTCGGCTATATGGCCCAGATCAGTTCATACGCTCATGCTAAGGGCACAACGAAAGCCGCCTTCCTGGCACTGAACAAGAACAATAGCAAGCTGGCACTTATGCCAGTGGATGAGATGGATATGATCAACGTACCTGATCGTATCAAGCATATGAAAGAGGTAGTGGCACAACCTGAACCACCTGAACGGTGCTTCGAACCTGTTGCTGACGGTAAGAGTGGCAACATGAAGCTCAATATACAGTGCTCTTACTGTTCGTTTAAAGATGGCTGTTGGTCTGATGTCAATGACGGGGTAGGGCTGCGGCTCTTCCTGTATGGTAACGGGCCTCGTTGGTTAACTACCGTTGAACGTGAACCTGATGTGTTTGAACAGGAGAAGTAGATATGGAGAATGAATGGAGTGAAATCTTTATCCTTACTTATCGTATGGGTGAGGATGTTGTGGTAACAAGCGAACAGGAGTACCCTGATGGTACCTTCTTAATATCACCAACAGGTCCACTATCTCAGTTCAAGAAGTTCCTTGCTGGTGCAGGGTGGCCTATCGAGAACCTTGGTTTCACATGGGATGGTAAAGAGATTGATATTGTCTGATGTACTACCAACAATACAAGAGGGCAGGGAAGTATAGGAGTGGTTTGGAGAAGCACATAGCTACTGACCTATCCAATAAGAAGATACGGTTTAAGTACGAGAAGCTTAAGATCAAGTACTTCAAGCCGGTCACCAACCACACCTATACCCCTGACTTCACCCTGACCAACGGTGTCATCATCGAAGCGAAGGGACTATTCAGCAGTGACGATAGAAAGAAACACCTGCTTGTCAAGGAACAGCTGCCTCACTTAGACATACGGTTCGTATTTAGCAACTCCCAGAAGAAGTTATACAAGGGTAGTAAGACTACATACGCAGACTGGTGTGTGAAGCACGGCTTCCTCTATGCTGACAAGCTCATACCAAAGGAGTGGACACAATGACTATCCATCTGGTAATCCCAGATCAACATGCACATCCGGACCACCATAATGAGCGGTTCGAATGGCTGGGTAAGTTGATACTGGACCTCAAGCCAGATGTTGTGATTAACCTAGGCGACATGGCTGACATGCCTAGCCTGTGTAGTTACGACAAAGGCACAAAAGGGTTCGAAGGTAGGCGGTATCGTCACGACATTGACTGTACCTTGGATGCACAAGAGAGGCTCTTCCATGCTATCAAGCGATCTAAGAAGAAGCTGCCTCGTTTCATTATGTTGGAGGGCAATCATGAGCATCGTATCGTTAAGGCTGTGGAGTGTGACGCTGTGCTTGATGGCACTATCGGTCTATTTGATCTGCAATATGACGAGTTCGGGTGGGAGTTCTATCCCTTTCTCGAACCAGCCATCGTGGATGGCGTGGCTTATAGTCATTACTTTACTAGCGGTATTATGGGAAGGCCTGTCGGTGGTGAGAATGCCGCCAAGTCCCTGATCAACAAGCAGCACCACAGCTGTACCGCTGGGCATAGCCACCTTATTGACTATGCATCAACAGTGGATGCATCAGGCAAGCGCATCATGGGGTTGGTAGCTGGCTGCTATCAGGACTACCTCAGTGGGTGGAACAACGCACAGTCAGAAGCACTTTGGTGGTCAGGTGTGGTCATCAAACGTGACGTTGAGGACGGTCGATACGATCCGCAATTCGTATCAATCAAGACATTACAAAAGGAATATGGTAATGCTAAACGAAGTACTAATAAGCGAAGTACTAATAAGGGTAGAACCAGACGAGCTAAGATCGCGAATCCTTGACCGCTTCACAGGACCTGAGTTAGCTGACACTCTTGATCTATCAGCTGAAGAAGTTATTGACATAGCACTTGAGTTGTTGTACAATGATAGTGAAAGGTTTATTTACTTCTTGAACGATGTGTTAGGAGAGGACTATGAGGAAGCGGAATATTAAACTAACCCTACGTAGGCGTAGAGAGTTAGGCCTAGCAGATAATCCTATTGTCACTGACCTACATTCAGGTAAGTACCAGCAACGTGTCATAGCTGACAAGACCAAATACACACGAAAGGGGAAGCATAATGAAGCTACCTTGGGAGAGTGAAGAGATTGATGATAACGAAAACATAAACCTCTTTAACCCTGACATCTTAGTTAATCGGTTCAACCTATTTATTAGGTTAACCCGTGAGTTAGATATACCAAACATTTCAGATCGTAGGTACCACTACGTTATTCAAGCATGTGACTTAGTACTTAAGAGTATAGCCATACCATTAGAGGAAGACATACGTCATGGCGAAGTTATCAGTAACAGCCTTATCCATTAGGATGGAATCACAGTTCAACTACGTACAGATGAATAGGGAGAACACATAGATGTACGGACCACAAGTACCAGCCTGTGACGCTGTTCATACTACTAAGCACAGGCTACCTAACGAGCCATTCGTAGAGGCTATGTCCAGACAGTCAGCAGCTATGGCTGATAACGAGGAACACCGTCAAGCACTTAAGTCTATCCTCATGCACCAACGGTTCATGGCCGCTGGGCGTGTGCAGATATCAATGGGGAGTCCAAGAGATGTTACAGCATTCAATTGCTTTGTGTCTGGTCAGATCGAAGACAGCATGGAGAGCATTATGCTCAGGGCTACCGAAGCAGCTGAGACAATGCGTCGAGGCGGTGGAATTGGCTATGACTTTAGTGGGCTTCGCCCTCGCAATAGTCTTATTGCATCCCTTGGCTCTAGTTCTAGTGGGCCTGTATCGTTCATGGGAATTTATAATGCGATATGTGAGGTTATTAGCTCGGTAGGACACCGCCGTGGTGCCATGATGGCAGTGCTACGTGTCGATCACCCAGACATAGAGGAGTTTGTTCGTGCTAAACGTGATGAAGTATCACTTAAGAACTTCAACATCAGTGTTGGCATTACAGATAAGTTCATGGAATGCGTCAGGACTGGTGAGTCGTTTGATCTTACCTTCGGCGGTGTTGTCCACGATAGTGTGGATGCATCTGCACTATGGGATGAAATCATGCGGTCTAACTACGATTGGGCAGAGCCAGGGGTCTTATTTTTAGATCGTATCAATGAGATGAATCCCCTCAACTATTGTGAAACCATTGAAGCCAGTAACCCTTGTGGAGAGCAACCGCTTCCTCCGTTTGGGGCCTGTCTCCTTGGTAGTTTCAACCTTGTCAAGTACGTAGGTTCTGGAAGTATGAACTACGGTTTACTTAAGGCTGACATACCCTATGTGGTCAGAGCTATGGATAACGTGATTGATCGTACGAGTTATCCTCTACCAGAACAAGAACTAGAAGCAAAGATAAAGAGGCGTATGGGGCTAGGCTTCACTGGCTTAGCAAACGCCCTAACATTATGCGGCATCAGGTATAGCAGTAAGGAAGCAGTTCGTTTCGTCCGTAAGGTGGCTAAGACCCTTAGCACCACGGCAATTGAAGCCAGCTGCTCCCTCGCCAAAGAGAAGGGTCACTTCCCTGGGTACACGAAAGAGTACCTCAATACTGCCCACGTTAAGGCGTTACCTAACGCACTACAAAAGCTAATAAGTAAGTACGGCATACGTAACAGCCACCTGACCAGCATAGCACCGTGTGGTACTATTAGCTTCGGTGCCGACAACATAAGCAGTGGCCTTGAGCCTGTGTTCGCACACGAGGTTGACCGTACTGTCATGATGGGGCATACACTTAGCATCGTACGTGTCAAAGATTATGTGTACGCCCTCACAGGATTGAAAGGTGAGACAGCTGACGAGCTAACAACTGATCAACACTTGGACATGCAGATAGCAGTCCAGCCGTTCATTGATAGTGCCATCAGTAAGACCATCAACGTAGGTGACGGTGTTACCTTCAATGAGTTCAAGGACATCTACATGAAGGCATGGAGAGGTAAGCTCAAGGGCTGCACCACATATAGGGCAGCTGGTAAGCGTTACGGTATCCTCAATAAGGTAGAGCTTACACAGGAGGGTGCTAGCTCGGTTAGCGGTGCTGCTTGCTTCATTGATCCTGAGACGGGAGATAAGACTTGTGACTAAAAGAGTTTGTAAGTTTAACAACGGTGAGATGGACACGAGCATCGCCAACGACATTAAGAAACTTCAAATTGAGAATAAACGTCTTGAAAGTATTATAGATGTCCAAATGAACACAGTGACTGATTGCCGCAATAGAGAACGCCGTATTAACGCCTTACTCGCGAAACTTCCCTATCCCACATAAGGGGGCAGGCAGTATCAATACCAGAAATGAAGAATACAATGATCGATATACGGGTCATTTAATAGTTATACGACCTATATATCGGTCATTACTTGAAAAATGAGTGAACAAAAGGAGGACGTTATGGACACGAGCATCGTCATGGCCTGGGAAGATGAAGGCGGCAGCTATATTATTCCTGAGAAAGATAAAATCATTAAAGTAAACACCAAGACAGTTAAATGCGATAATGATCATCCTGCTGTATGGTATTCTTTAACAGAAACCGGCTTTGCTGTATGTGGATACTGTAATATAAAATACGTATGGTGGCCGACCTAGTCCATGAGCAAAGATGACTCATAAGTTTACAATAGAAACCATACACAGTAAGGAGTGCTTATGACAACATGGATAGAGCTACACGAAGACAAGTACCGCACTGGACCACAGACACTAACCTATGACGAGGGCTACAAACGTATTGATTGGAGTAAGAAAGATGGCAATACCAAGGACAAAGAATCACTTCATAAACCCACACCATCACCTACCACAGACAGAATTGGAGACAACCGTCAAGGAGATTATGTCTGACCACGCAGCTAACCCACCTATGTTAGAGAGGGAGTGGGCAGAAGGACCTCTTATCACAGATAGTAACGTAATACGTAAGTCGAAGGAGGTGTACAGCGACCAAGTCAATGCGCCTAACCACTACACACAGGGTGCCATTGAGTGTGTCGATGCCATCAAGGCAAGCATGACTAGGGAAGCCTTCCATGGCTTCCTCAAGGGTAACGCTATGAAGTATATGTGGCGCTACCAAGATAAGGAGAACCCCGCCCAGGATTTAGATAAGGGTGAGTGGTACATGCAGCGATTGATAAAGGAGATGAGCTTTGAGTGAAGATAATACAGATGAGGGGTATAGGTATCTCTACTACGGGGAGACGACACCTGACGAGAGAGCAGCAGATATTATAATCAAGGCGGCTGGCAAGCCTGTCCTTCAATCCAGCATTTCAGACGCCATTACCGAAGCCATAGATGATGAGCGTGAAGAGTGCGCCAAGCAAGCTGAAACTGTGCCGAATAAACATATGAACCCGACGAAAGAGTTCATAGCCTCAGCCATTAGGAAGCGTGAGTGATGAATGAACTAGTAAAACCCTGGTTGGATAACATTCACCCTACTTTATACAAGTCTACGCTTGATGAGTTGCGTGGTGAGATAGAGCGACTTGAGGCTGTGATAGAGAGTCTTGAGGCTGACTTGGCAATCGCTCAAGGTAACACGGATGCAGCGATTGAGGATTACAATGAAGTTCTTAAGAACTGGAGCTATGACTCAGATGTTGACGTTTATATGAAGCACACAAGCCAAGCCTTGAAGGAATTAGACAAATGACCCCAGAAGAGAGAATAGCATGGGTACATATTCAAAATTACCCACTAGGTCCAAAGTATGTTCAAGTCATCCGTGAGGCTGTCGAGGAGGAGCGCGAGGCAATACTTGATCTGATGTTTGAGATTAGCAACCTAGACGATCTAGCCGCAGCCATTAGGGAGCGTGGTAATGGAAAACTGGAAAGACAAGGATAAGCGTGACTACCATAATAAGATCAAGCGTGAGTTAGACATCATAGCAATAGTAGAAGCAGGTAGGGATGCGCGTGTTCGGAAGGAGAAGCGTCTCATCTACACCTTTACACTGATCATGTTTATTGGACTAGTCGCCCTATCAGGCTATACCTCCATACGTATGGTGTCAACAGGGCCTATGAATCCTGAATTGGTAGAGTTCTTAGAGGAACAGAGAGTGAACTAGCCCTAGATGGTTACTTAAGGGGTGCTATGGGGGCAACGGTCTACGTTTGGACCCTCCCTACCACAGGTATCGCATACTGGCTGTACAGCGTGATCCTCAGGGGTTATATCTGTAGGATGGGGACCTTTTATGGGGTGATTGTTATCTATTGGTTTAGGTCCACCATTCTTATACATTGACCACTTCATCCGACTATCCTCCTTTAAAGGCTCTACCTCCGAAGAGATGAACAGCTTGCCACATGGTCGCTGCTTTCAACCAACTCACCCCGAGGGTGCGCATGGCATCGTAGAACATATCGTCTGCGTCTTTCTTACTGACACCTACCTGATAACGGTAGCACATGTCGTGTACGATAGCCGCCTGAAGATGGTTCCCTACTAGAGGGATGATACTCTGGAGCAGCTGAGGTATACTAGCTAGGTCAGTCGATAGGCCCTCAGGTATGCAGATAGTACAAGTACGCCACCTACATGTAAAGGACTCGTGTACTTCAAACCACCAGTCACGTAATACTGTCCTGGGATGAAACTCAGTGATCGCTGGGCCACTAAAGTGGACCTCACTGTACGCCACTGAGCCACGTCCCTAATAAGCTGATATTATTACCTGCTGAGTTGATGGTACCAACATCGATACCAGCCACCCCTAAAAGGGCGATACCCAGGCCAGCCCAACCAGTGGCTTGCTTAGGGTTCTTCTCAGACTTAATAGCTACAAAGCCAACTGCTTTCTCAACGAGGCGCAATGCCATACCTACTATGTTAAACATGATATGTCCTTTTCTAGTTGTTAAATAATCCAATCAACACCACCACCACCAGGGGTGATATTGGTAGTACTGCTAGTGCGACTATAAATACTGATACAATATCCCTCATCCGTTTATTCATCCACTCCCATCTAATTATTCGAACCACTCAGCGATCTCATCATACATAACTCCAGGCTTGAAGGTCTTACGTACTGTCTTAGGATTACCGAACCTACTCTTCTTCCTGGATACAGAGATACCTGTCTTGTTGTAGTCTATGGACAGGATAGACTTCGAAGAACCTAAGTCCTCTATGGCTGCTACTATGTCGGCCTCAGTCTTGAGTACTGTTTTAGGGGTAACGTCACTCACTGCCTTTATAGCGAAGGTATCATCACCATTCTGAAGAGCAGTACGTAGTGCAATCTTATCCTGTGTCTCCATACCTGGGAACTCTTCATTAATAACTTTACGTAGTCTGTTCTCTGCTCTAGTAGCTGCACCCTGCTGCTTAGGATTGGTGATACGCTCAGCTTCAGAGCCATCACTCATGACCTTAGCCTCTGCCCTGTCTATTGAGTCCTGTGCATTACGTACGGACTTAGGTACTTTAATATCTACCGCCTTACCAACAGATTTACCACCCTGTCTAATGAACTTTGAGCCGGGGATAACAACAGCCCCCAACCCAGCTATCATCTCAGCTAACCCTATCCCCATCTGTAAGGGATCACCGGAACGAAAGGCATTCATAGCACGTTCAGAACCTTGCTTAGCATACTGTAGGTCTGACCCCGGTGATATAACCTCGACAGCTAAACGCATCGTAGCTTCCAGACCACTTTGGAACTGCTCCAGTGTGATCGGAGTATTTTTAATAGGCTCAGCTGTTGGGGTTAGGGCTGCGAATGGATCAGGCATTCTAGTCCGTCTACTCCGTCCTTGACAAGCAAGCGATTCTGTTGTATACTACTTATAAGCTGTAGTGCCTTCGTTGACATTCGAAGAGCTAAGGTAGTTACTGATTCTGTTATAAAATACTAGGAGTGTTCATATGACTTTCAAACAATGGTACATGCAGGTTTACCTAGACTTCGATGACCTCTTCATCATCTCTGCAAAGGCTTTAGGCATTACTTACCATGAGTTTGTCCTTCTATCTCTATGCGTCATCTGGCCTATATACACAATTGTTACGACTTCTATGTTATTCTACTTATGGGGTAAGAGGTCTAGTTCTTAGCGGTTGAGTTATCTGGATTCATAAGGCCATCCTTTAACTTCCGGTCTTCGTACTCTTTAAGACTCTTGAGGTGTGAAGCTTCTTCCTTGGAGATACCTAAGGACTCCAGTGTCCCTAGTGTGTACCTATGGGAGAGGCTTTCACCCGCTGGAGCAGCAAACAACTCTGCGTACCGATGTGCCTTACCTTGTAGGCCTGTGGCTCCTTGGATATACTTGAACTTATCCATGAGACTACCGTTACGGAGTCCCTCCTCAGTTAAACCTAACGACTTTAAGACTCCTGGGTCCATAGGCATGTCGTACTCGTTAACAACAACGACCTTGTTACCATCTAGTACAATATCAGCCTTACCTAGGGTGGTGCTGAGGATGGTCGCGATTGAGGGGTCTAAGTTTAACTCTGTCTCATAACCAATACGGTCAATAGGTCCGAAGGAGATATTATCCTTGTTCTTACTTCCCTTACTTGAGTAGGACAGCCCAGACTTACCCGACTTAATACCTTTAACAGTACGCTCAGTGAGTACTGAAAGCTCTTCAGGAGCCATCGTTGTCTCATCCATGATACCTGTAAAACCTAAG